TGCTATCATTGCACTCCTTTTGGGGCAAAAGCATAGGTTTGTATCCCCAAATTCCTCGGTAGCTCAGTTGGTTAGAGCACTTGACTGTTAATCAGGGGGTCGTTGGTTCGAGCCCAACCCGGGGAGCTAATAATCAAGGGTTTACGAACATAAGTCTCGTAGACCCTTTTTTATGTGCATACAATTTGCATACAAACGGCCTCAAAAGATTTCTTCACGCAGTTTGGACTCAGCGACCCAACGAAGTATCTTCGGGAAGGCTAAACCAACTAACTATGAAATACGCTGTTTTATTGCTTGCATTGATGTTTGTGGGGGTAGCAACGCCTTCGATGGCTCAAATGCTGACTTTTAAATTTGAACGCAAAACTATCGAAGTAGCAAAAGAGGATTCCCCTGAGCAATTGAATTGGGATGATGCTATGAGTGCTTGCCAGAACCTCGGCAACGGCTGGAGGTTACCGAACATTGATGAACTTATGGCGATTTATGAGCAGTTACACACGAAGGGAAAGGGTAACTTTAGAACGAACGTTTGGTATTGGAGCAGTTCGGCGCGTAATGCGAATAATGCGTGGAACGTCTATTTCGGGGACGGGAAAGCCAGTAGCTACAGCCCCCACAAGTACACCGAGAGATATGTACGTGCGGTTCGCACTTTACCTTAACCATTCAACTATTTAACCATTTGGCGTCACTCGGCAGGGGTTTTGGTAGGGGTTGCCGTTACTTGGTAGGGGTTTTGGTAGGGTTTGCCGTTACTTGGTAAATTCTGCCGTAGGGTTTCCCGTTACTCGGTAGGGGTTTTGGTAGGGGTTGCCGTTATATTCCAAATTTGGGTGGGTTGGATTACGGTATGTCAAATAAGGTCAAAACATGGCCTCGCCCAAAAGGGCATTCAACTGGAAGGTGAAAAAGACCATTATCCCTTCCTAATTAAGCTCAAATCAGGGTAAAGGTGCTATTTTCTTCATTTAGAATACTATTTTCGGGTCTCCGTGTGGCTTAAGGCGTGTTGTATTGCTTTGAGAATACAGGGAATAAACTTCTAAATCAATACGACTTATGGACATAAAAGACCAAATCAAGCAGCTTGCTGACCGAGTTAACAAGTTAAAAACCCAAATCCAAACCGAGGAGGCGACTAAAAATGCTTTCATCATGCCCTTCATTCAAATCTTGGGTTACGATGTCTTCAATCCGTTAGAAGTAGTTCCTGAATACATCACTGACATTGGAATCAAAAAAGGTGAGAAGATTGACTATGCAATTTTAAAAGATGGGCAACCTACGATAATCATTGAATGCAAGAACTGGTCTGAAGATCTAAATCTTCATGATGGTCAATTATTGCGGTACTTCCATGTCTCCAAGGCCAACTTCGGCATTTTAACCAATGGGGTCATTTACAGGTTTTATACCGACCTCGTTGAGCCCAACATAATGGATGAGAAACCGTTTTTAGAGTTCAACATTACTGAAATCAAGGACAACCAAATTGAAGAGTTAAAGAAGTTTCACAAGGCTGTTTTTGATGCAAAAAATATCACTACAACTGCAAGCGAGTTGAAGTATACCAATGAACTTAAGGCGTTGATTCATGCTGAAATGAATAATCCTAGCCCAGAGTTCGTTGCTCATTTTGCTAAACAGGTATACCCAAATCGGCTGAGTGCCAAAATCCTTGAGCAGTTTACTGTCCTGACTAAAAGGTCAACGCAACAATACATCACCGACTTGATTACCGAACGATTAACAACGGCTTTGAACAAGGAGGACGAAAAGGCAAAGCAACAAGCTGCAGTTGAGGCTGAACAAAAAAAGCAAGATGAGGTTAAGGTGGTTACCACCGAAGAGGAGCTTGAAGCCTTCAATATAATCAAGGCTATTCTTAGGGAAAAAATACCAGTTGCTCGAATTGCCTATCGTGATTTTCAGGGGTTCTTTGCAATCTTGATTGACGATAATATTCGCAAAGCGGTATGCCGTTTGCACTTAAGCGAAGGGAAGAAATCTATTGGGCTGTTTGATAGTAGCAAGAACATTGTGCGTCACGAAATTGCAACGCTGGATGATATTTTCAAATATGCGGATATCATTGAGCAAACAGCTTTGGAGTACGGGTAATAAATATCATTGGTTCTAAGTCATATCGCATATTGAATTCACCAAAGACCAAGAACCGAAGCCCTAACGCTATGCCCGACCTAACACGTAAAGAAGTAATAGAGCTGCTTGCTGGGTCTTCTATAAAGCATCCACTTTTTGGACTGGACATACTTTTTAGCTTTAAGGTTGGCCAGCGGCTTGACCTCAGCGACCAAGCGAAGTATCTTCGGGTAGGCTAAGCCATTTGCTATGAAATACGCTGTTTTATTGCTTGCATTGATGTTTGCGGGGATAGCAACGCCTTCGATGGCTCAAAAGGCAAAGCCGAAAGGGCAAGCCACACAGCCCTCGATGGCTCAAAAGGCAAAGCCAAAGTCGCCAAGTCAAGCATACAAGACGTCTAATAAGGGGTACGAATGTTATGCCGTTACTGAAAGGAAAGATTGTGAGAAGTGTGAAACCAAAGGTGAATACGGACAAGTAAGCACACCTAAAATTACTTGTTCCAAATGCGAGAATGTATCGAATGCAATGCTAGCAAAATTTCCTTGTTCATCCTGTTCAAATACGCGCAAGGTAAAAGACCCAAATTATGTCCCCCCTCGGAAGTGTGAGGTCTGCAATGGGAGGGGATTGGTGTTAACATTGGGACACAAAATTCAGGTTGCGGATGCCGATTACACAGAGAAACTCAATTGGGTTGACGCTATCTATGTATGTTCAAATTTTGGTGATGGATGGAGACTTCCAACCATAGAGGAATTAACAGGAATGCATGAGTTTCTCCTCAGTAAGGGTAAGGGTAACTTTAAATTGGATTATTATTGGAGCAGTTCTCAGACTGAATCTAATAGTACGTGGAATAGAACTTTGTACTTCAGTTTCGAGTACGGGAGAGCCAACTACTACGGCTACATGCACTACACGCGCCGTGTACGTGCGGTTCGCACTTTACCTTAACCATTCATCAATTTAACCATTTGCCGTTACTCGGTAGGGGCTTGGACTCAGCGACCAAGCGAAGTATCTTCGGATAGCCTAAACCCAATTCCTATGAAATATGCTACAATAATTCTTTCCCTGATGTTTGCCATATCAGAAATACCTTGTTTAGCTCAAAGATTAACCATTCAGGTTGATGGATGGAGTATTCAAATTGCCAATAATGATTTACCCAATCAAATGACTTGGAGAGAAGCTATGAACGCTTGCGATAACTTAGGAAATGGATGGAGGATTCCCACTAAGAAAGAGCTAGTAGCAATGTTTGAACAGCTTCATCAAAATGGTAGGGGAAATTTTAATGTCGATGATTGGTATTGGAGTAGTAACAAAAATCAAGCTGGTTCTGCATGGTACTTAAGTTTTGATAACGGTATAGCTACATGTGGAACCAATAAATACATGACCAATCCAAAGCGAACACGTCCTGTTCGGAATTTACCTTATCCCTTTTAACTATTTAACCATTTGCCGTTACTCGGCAGGGCTTGGACTCAGCGACCCTATTAAGTATCTTCGGGTATGCTAAACCAATTCCTATGAAATACGCTGTTCTATTGCTTGCATTGATGTTTGCGGGGTGTTGTGGGGGTTCAACTACTGAGAAGTCGCCATCATCTGAGAAGGTGTCAACAGAGAAGACACCGTCAACCGACGGGGGTTGTGAGATAAAAATAGACGGAAGGACTATACAAGTAGCAAAAGAGGATTTCCCAAATGGGTTGAACTGGGATGATGCTATGGCTGCATGCCATAACCTCGGCAACGGCTGGCGGCTACCAAATAAAGAGGAACTTAAGGCGATGTATGAGCAGTTACACACAAATGGAAAGGGTAACTTTGGAACGGATGGAGATTATTGGAGCAGTTCAGATAATGGTGGTATGCTCGCTTGGAGCTTCAATTTCAAAAAAGGTCGAGTCGATAGCACCCACTACTACAATTACGGTTACGACGAATCTGGCTCAAATACGGGTGGCAGCGCCTACAAAGACTATCCGTTTTATGTACGTGCGGTTCGGACTTTACCTTAACCATCCAACAATTTAACC